GTTGCGGTGGTTCCAGCACCACCAGCAGTGATGGTCATTGCGCCATCAGAAGCAATCGTGCCAGCAAGGCTTCCAGCAACACCGCCTGAGGTTGTTGTGGTGTTACCGAGCATTGGAAGGCTGGTGACAACACCGCTGCTTACTGAGGTGGCAGTTGGGGTGGCATCACCTTCGATGTAGGACTCGCTGTAGCTGAAGGCGTCTCCTGCGGTGGTGACGGAATAAGCACCAGGTGTATAGCCCACAGCACTACCAGCACTGAGAGTCCCGAGAACAGGAGCAGTATCGAGAGTGACGTTGCTCCCACTAACGCTAAGCGTTGAGCCAATACGAGAAGCTTGGGATGCTGCGCCATCTACCTGAAGTTGGATAGAGGACTGGATTTTGTGGGTGATGTCTGCTTTAGCAGGCAATGCAGCCGCCAAAGTGATGCCCAATACCAAAAGTGTCCGGGTCATTTGATGCCGACTTTGGTGTCTTTGTTGTCAACAATAGTCGGCTTCTTGTTTCCATTGCCATTGGACTTACGTTCAATGCCGAACGATGCCATCGCGCCAGTCAGCAGAGAAGCGACAAAGGTGTTGTCCATTTTCATTTGAGGGAACAAACCCAGATAGGAAACGGTGAGCAGCGTGGCGCTCCACAGCAAGACAGCGCATTTAACAAGGTCGGCAACGCCGACACCTTCCTTTTCGTGGTGCTCTTCAGAGTTGGTGGCCATGGCGCAACAGAGCTACCGTTACAGCGTAACTAGGTCAATCAAATGCTTCTAGTTCTTAAGCCACTGGTCATGACGATGTGGCGCTCCAGAGCGTTCAAAGAGTTGATCATTGCGATGTTGGAGCGGATCGTTACTCGCACTGATAATGATTTGGATGATCTTGCGGTCAAGCATCTCAAGGATTTGCTGTTGCCTGACACACGAGTTGAAAAGTAGGTGGCGTCCGGCATTATCCAAGTGACCTTGCTGCTTGGGGCCATGGGTCTTGCCCTGCTGCCGTTTTTCCAGTTTTTCCGTGGCACGCCCCACCAGCTGGCTGCAATTAAACAACTTGAGGAGTCAATGCCAGCGGAACTACTGGAGGAGCACGAAGCTGATTGGTTTCAGGCGTGGAAGGAGAGTGGATACGACCAGCAGATCTTCATGCCTTACTTCAAGCAGCTCGACAACGAGACTGGAACGGGATACCGCGAGTGCTTTAGTTCAGCGGCTGCCATGGTGGCGGCGTATTACAAGAAAGTTCGGACGGATGATGAGTACAACAAGATCCGCGCCAAGTACGGAGACACCACGTCGGTAGAGGCTCAACTAGCAGCGTTACGCAGTTTGGGCTTGGAAGCTGAGTTCAGAAAAGACGCCGACGCCGACATGGTGGAACTTGAGATTGAGGCTGGCCGTCCGGTTTTGGCGGGATATTTGTCTGCAGGCAACATGCTTCGAGGCGAACCACCAATGTGCAGCGGCTTAGGTTGCGGGCACTGGCTGGTCATTAGCGGGTTCGCAGGTAAGAACAGCAACGACCCGGAATGGATCGTCCAAGATCCTCGTGGCTACCCAGAGATGGAGAAGGGTGGCCATAGTAATCCGCATCTGGGACGTAATGTCCGTGTGAGGCAAGCAGCGTTTTACCAGCGTTGGCAGGCTGAAGGCCCTGGAACGGGATGGGTGATCCTCGTTAATGAGTGACGCTATGATTGATTTGCTCGGCGAGCTGGAACTCCCGAGCGCGGACAACGACCCACATCGTCATCATGGCCAAGTCTAAGCCGTTACCTCCTCTTGAGGAGTTGCAAAAAGTTTTGTCTTACGACCCCGAGACGGGGTTATTTATCTGGACTGTTAAACCTTCTCGGAGTACCGCTGCAGGCTCTGTCGCTGGCAGTATCGACTCAACTGGGTATCGCCGGATTCCTTACGAAAGGCGAAACTGGTTGGCTCATCGTTTTGCTTGGTTGTTTGCAACAGGGGAAGATCCTGGCGTTTACACGATTGATCACGTCAACCGCAATAGGGCTGACAATAGATTTGAAAACCTGAGGCTTGCGACACCCGGTCAGCAGAACGGTAATCATCCAATCCGGTCAGATAACGCTTCAGGGTTTAGGGGCGTTAGTTGGAACAAGAACAAGAAAAAGTGGCGAGCACATCTCCAAGTCAAAGATTGCAGAAAATTTCTTGGCTACTTTGCTGTGAAAGAAGAGGCAGTTGCGGCGTACCAGAAAGCAGCGGTTGATCACTTTGGTGAGTTCCTAGGCAGCTGACCTAGGCTGGCTCGGTTGCTGAAACGGAACGAATGGGCGTGCTCTGTGATTGGGAGATTTTGGCTCGGTGCCGTAAGAGCCAAATGGTCGTCCCATTCGATGAAGAGCTGCTGAATCCAGCCAGCCTTGATTTGCGGCTGGGTGACTACTTGATGGTGGAGAGCATTTATAGCCCTGAGCTGGTGCGTATCAACATCGCGGACAAGACAGAAGATGACCCGTTCATGCTTCAGTCCGGCGAGTTTTGCTTGGCTGAGACACTTGAGCTGTTTAACCTTCCCGACGACATCAGCTGCCAATTTGTACTCAAATCAAGTCGTGCAAGAGATGGCCTTAATCACCTTCTCGCTGGCTGGTGCGATCCAGGCTGGAACGGAAGCAAACTTACGCTCGAATTGAAGAACGAGCGGTTGCATCATGCTTTGCCGCTTTGGCCTGGTTTGAAGATCGGTCAGATGGTGTTTCACATGATGTCCAACGTGCCAATGAAAAGCTACGCGGAAACGGGTCACTACAACAACCACTTGACAGTCATGCCGTCCGTGGCATGAATTGATAAGAATCTTCAGGGCTATGGGCTGGGCTGACTGGATGGTGGTCAACCAAAGCCTTGAAGAGGAATTGGAATTGGAGCGAAGCGTGCGAGACGTGCAGGGTTGTACGGACGAAGATGCGCTTAGAACGTTATGCGTGTCATTGGTGCGGACCAACTGGCATCAGGCCAAGCTGCTGAAACAAGCAGTTGGTCACATTGGTCAGTTTGACGAGTCGATGTCTTGGTCCGACTGAGTGAGCTTGTCCAGTCCAAGAGCTTCCCACGCTTTTTTGGCTTTGCCTTCAACTCTGGCGTTGATGGCCTCTTGGCGTTTGACCTGATCAAAGGCTTCAGCTTTTGCGAAAGCAGCCTCGGTGGTGTTCTCTTGAATGTATTTATAGGCGAGGTCGCGGAGTAATACAGACGGTTTTATGTCGAACTTCTCGGTCAGCTTTAAAAACAGATCTCCTTTCGCAGGTTCAAACAGCACCTGGACATGCAGCCGATTGCCGTGCTTACTTGCCACGCGCTAATACATTAAAGCCCGATGTTACCACGTTATGGAATTATCGACCTTTTTCTTCCACGCACTGCTTTGATTAGAACGAGAGGTTGTTCGCTGTGTGCGACAACCAGCCCTAACTTCTCTTGCACGCTCCAAGAACATTGCTGCTCGCTGGAGATCACCTGTCGTTGAGAGCTGAATCGCTTTGCTGAGACGTTCCATAATGATTTGACGCCCCGATCTCGGTTGCGGCATGACTCATCGCGCCAGCAAGGGTTTGGTGGAACGTTAGCGCGTAAGACTCGGTGAGTACAATCCATTCAGCATTGTGCCGGAAGATTTGTACGTTCATTTGTCATCTTTGAAGATGTGATGCAATCTTCTGAACTCATGAATTGGTGTTGAAGTAAGGATGCTGACTTCAACATTGCAGCGCAATGCGTTGATAACTTGTCGCTCCATGTAATCCATATTGGATTCGTATGTCACCTGTTCAACGGCAAGTGGCTTGTCGTCTAGGTCAAAGGTGGTGAAGCGCGTTATTGCCAGAGGACAGTGTTCGTCAGCGATCTGGCAGTAATGCAAATGAACGTTTTTAGTCCCCATCGCTGGAACGGAAGAGTTCGTTGAATACAGTGGCGACAAGGCTTTCAGCCTGCTGCCTATCCAGACCATAGCTGGATCGACGACGAACCTTCGTAACAGCTTTGTGAAAATCACTGGTTGTAAGTCCGAAGTGATTGGGCGGTTGAGACAGTCGTTCACGGATCAAGTCTGACCTATGAATACCTTTTTCTTTGGCTTCTGCAGAGAGTCTTTCAACTAGCTCTTCTGGAAGAAGAGTTTCAACTTTTTTCATCAAAAAAGAGAGGGCGTTAGCCCTCTTGTAGTTTTTCAATAATAACCTGCCTAACCCAGGCTGTGACTGGCATGTCACATGCCTTAGCGCAGGTTTTGCACTTTTCGTAAAGCTCGGGCTTTACTGTTACGGCGAGAAATTTACGCTTGGTTGTTGTCATTTTGTTCCTCTCTAAGGGCTTTTTGAGCTTCGTTGTAGCGCCTCAAGTGTTCAGGATACACACCGCGTTGTTTGTTGGCCCTAGTCTTATATCTGGGCAGTGTTTTGTCTAGGCGTTTCAAAAGTCTTGGATAGTCTTTTGGATCGTCCACTCTAGAGGCAGTGTTAGCAAGCTGGTTAGTCACTGTTGCCACTACTTCGCGCATCTGAGCCAGCATGTCTTCAGTCATAAGCTGAGCATATGTGTGCTCTCTTCGACCCGTGCTGGGATTTACTTTATTAACTTCTTTGAGTTTTTCATAAACAGGTTCAGGCAACCGATGGTAAACAAGATCTGCCAAACACACTGCGGCGTAAGAGTCGTACCCAACGCACCTTCCAGTTACGCGAGCGAAGTGATGATTGAACTGGTTACCAAACAAAGGAAAGTGTCTGCCAGCGTCCAAGCGTATTGCCCAATCAATAAGTCGGTCTTGGGTGGAACGATCATCTTCAACGCCAAACGCCTCTTGATACGTTCTTTCTAGAGAATGAACGGCTGAAAGGCCGAGCAGTTCCAGTGCAGTTCTTGAATACTTGCTATCGGACAGGGCAATCTGTTTCCAGATTTCAACCACCATCGGCAAGTTGACGGTGTAGGCGACATTGTTGCTGTGGTTCATGACGCCTGGGCAGTGTACCGGCAAAATCACAGGACTTTGCCCCTGGGCAGTTTGGCTCTCAACTGCTTCAGATCCCTGCTGCTGCAAGGAGTTCTGGAGGGGGGCAGTTGCCGAAAATCGCGGAACAGTATTGCCACGCGGAGCAAACATCCTTGCAATCATCCTTGAGCCTTCAGCTCCTAATGCCACCTCAGTGCTTCGAATGGACTGCCTGAATTCACCGTTTTCAAGCATGTAGCCCTGAAGCTCAATAGGGCCGAACTGAATTGTTTTCGGGTAGGCAATGACAGGCTTGGTGTCGCCTACGAGCGATTTAAGAGAAGCCACGGGCCTCCTTGGGGTACGCGATAAAATCTAAAGCCATTGCTATAAGTTGTCAAACTTGTTTTCTGCGTTTTGGCTTGGCCTTTGGTTTTGGCTTTGGCCTAGCAGCTCTGGCGCGTGACCGCTCCATTGCCGCATCAAGCGCTTCCTTGCGGCCTGGCGGTTCCGGTACGCCACCGCGTTTCAAGATTTCGCTCCAATCCATCTCTCGCGCGTATAGATGTCAAATAGTGTCCCCACAGCCCAAATGCCAGTCGTACCAACGGATGTGCTTGGGGACACCATGGGGGGACAATCAGATTTGTCCCCGTTCCTCCTGAGTCAGCTCAATCTCAACCGCTCCATCCATCAAGGGGGGACACAAGGGCTTGTCCCCCTCGTCTTGTCCCCCATCAAAATCCGCTCCAGCACTGGCATACGTACCAAAAGGGGACACCTTCTGAACCTCTCCGCACGCGAGGTTGGCTTTGTATTCCTTGGAACGAGAACCTTCTGGGACGAATGAGACGATCAGCTGTTGAGCTTCCAGCCGCTGGAGCGATTTCTTGATTGCAGCTGCAGAGCCAGCAATAACTGCATCAGCCAGCAGATCGGTCTTGGAACGGGATTCGGGATAAGCCGTCCGAAGGCGATTCAGCACGCGACCACGAACTGATGATGGAGCGGTGTCATCAGGATCCATCTCAGGCGTGAAGTCAGAGATGTAGAAATTGAGGTCATCGTCCTGACCAAGGATGAGATGGGTGCCAGAGCGGCCTGAGCGGCTTTTCTCCACCTCGATCAACCGTTCATGCCGTTGGACCTGTTGCTGCTGCTTGGAACGCTTCTGTGGGTCAGTCTCTGGGCGTTTAAGGCTCCAGGTCTCGTCCACAGCGTCACGGATGGCTGAGGTGCCACGGAAGCCACCGTTCTTGTTGGCGTGGTGGATGATCAAGATCGTGGTGGCTGGGAACAGATCACCGTTGTTCTTGGTCAGCCAGTACAGCGGAGTGGCGAAGTCTGATTTGTTTTCATCAAACGCCTTGCCGCCGGAGCAGCCAATCAGCGAGTCGATGACGACCAGCTTTGGCTTGTAGGTCTCCATCAGCTTGATGAACTGGGCGTAGCGCTGAAGCTGCCAGTCCGTCTGGATGTAGGTGTCAGAGGTGATGGGGAAGTCAGCTTCGATGAGCTGTTCCTTGAGCTGAATCAGAGGCTGATCACCGTTGAGTAGCAGGACAGGACCTTGCTCGATTGGAACGGCAGCGCCACGAACCTTGAATGGCGTGCCAGTTGCGATGTGCTTTGCAAGCGCCCAAGCCGCTGTTGATTTGCCATCACCACCAGCGCCATAGATGAGGATGACTGAGGGGTGGGGCAGGACATCAGGGATGAGGTAGCCACGCTTCTCTTCCAGCTCCATCAACTTTTCAACAGTCATCAGAGATTGTGCTTTCTCGTAAGCGATCTGATCAACGATCAGTTTTTCAAGAGATGACTGGTCGCGATACCCCGCCTGGAGCGCAAGAGAGTTGAGCTTGTAGTTGACCTCAGCTGGGTTATCGATTTCAAGGATGCGCTTGGCACGGCGCATGACCTCCTCGAAGTCGAGAGTGGCCTGACGATATTCCTGAACTTTTTTCTCCTCAGCGGATTTTACGATCTTTTTTGTGTCTTCCGAAAATCGGTGCCTCTCTGGGTCAGCACGATCAGCCATCCAGATGAGGGTGCCAAGGCCAACGCCAGAGCCCTTGAAGGAGTACCAAGTCTCCTCGCAAGGATTCTCACCATCAGCCCACTCATGGGCGAAGTCAGGGTCCTCTGAGGACCAAGCTGACCAGAGGACAAGACCAAGGTCGTTGGGCAGAGCGGAGTGAATCGCCATGCCAACCTTGACCCAATGATCACGACTGCCTTTGCCTTGGGTTGGAATGACCTTGAGGCAATCGTTGATGATCTGACAGACCTCATCTTGGGTCCGGTCAGTGAAGTCAAGGTCGCGTTTGATCATGGCTTTAGGCGGCTGTTTCATCTCAGCCAGCAGCCAGTCAGGTGCGACAGGGATGCGGTTTAAATCACCTTCTAGATCGTATTGCCCTGGTACGGAAACTTTGCCACCGGGGTAAGCGCCATAAATGACGCCCTGACGCTTGCTGTTCCAGAGGATTTCGTAGTCATCGTCATCACCGAGGCCACGACCTTCGACTTCATTCCAGAGGCCTTCTGGAACGCGAAAGATGTATTTAGCGGCGTTCTTCTTGGTTGACGTGACCTTTGGAGCGCCTTCGAGGGTGTTACCCCAGCGAGCGATAACTTTGTTGAGGTTGCGATCAACGTCAAGGATGACGATGCCTTTGCCACGGATGCCGGTGAAGATTCCAACGGCTTGGATGTCAGGGTTGCGTTCAGCGGCAAGGGCTACATCAGCTGGACCCAGCAAGAAATCAAAGGATTCTTTGGTGGGGTTCTTGCCGCCTGCCAGCTTGCCGCCGGGCATTTTGGCCCCCTTGCGGTAGATGGCGGCGTAGACCAGCGCTTCAGGCAGCGCCTTGACGAAATCCGAAAACATCGTGTATTATTCGAGAGTTGTGTGTATGATTCCCGACCATTTCTCGCTTGAGCTGGGCGAGGAGCGGTCGGGATTTTTTTATCCTACCGCAACTTGACAAGCCCAGCAGACCCGATCTAGCTTTCTGGGGCGTCAATTTTTGGCGCGGCAACCAAACAGGCAACTCAACGTGAATCTTTCCGATTCTTATCTCTCAATTCTCAACAGCGAAAACGAAGGAGGCTCTACAACCGAGAGCTATCTGCGTTACACAAAGCTCGAACAGGGCAAGCCTGCAAATTTTGCATTACTTGAGCAAGACCCGCTCTGCTACTGGCTTGTCTGGGGTGTTGATCAAAACGAGAAGATGAAACCTTTTCGTTTCATGAGTCAACCTTCAGCTGAGGAGATCAATCTCGAACTTGGGAATGATTACAGCCAGTGTCTTAATTATGACAAGACCGCAGTGCGTAAGCCTGTGGAATGTCTGACCTGGCCTGTCTACAACTGGGACACAAATTCAGTCCAAGTTCTTGAAGTTTCCCATGTTTCATTGGGACGGCAGTTTGCCAAGTATGGCCTGAATAAAAAGTACAGCAAAAATCTGCTGGACTGGGACTTTGAGCTGTCGAAGATCAAGGCTGACATGGTGCGGTACGAGCTGCTGATCGTTCCCCGTGACGAAGATGAGCACGATGAGGTCGCCATGGCCAAAGCCTGGAAGACTGTCCAGAAGGATGGCTTCGATCTGAATCGGATTGTTGTTGGCGGTGATCCGTTCAGCGAGGGTTGAGCTGTGGAACAAAACGCCATAAATGCGTTGGGATCCATAGAGGAATCCTTGGATTGCATTGCTCGCAACCTTCCTGAGACTTCAAGGGTTGACACTGGTGATCTTGAGGCGGCCATTCTCAATGGATTTTCCAAGCTTGGTCCCGGCTTAGGAGGTCAATGGTTCGACAAAAGTTTGGAGAACATTGACGACCATTTGAACGAGATCCGAGTCGCCACGGACATGCAAAGCGAGTGGATTCACGACATTCACGTCTCTTTACGTCATCTGGCTGAGTTAAAAGCTGGCCGCAAGCTTGACGGTTACTGGGAAGACGTTGACGAGTGAAGTTGGAGCGGGGGCCTAGCGCCCCCTTTTCTTCTCTACAAAAACCCATGGCGACTAAATCGAAGCTGACCACAGAGGCAGATGCCATCCTTTTCAAGTTTCGGATGTATGGAGGGGACTGTGGGATCTACATATTGGAAGACTTGGACATGCCGGTAAAAGTCTTCATTCAAACGATGAGGTCACTGCTGCATTCGGGTTATTTGGAGAAGGTTCATCATCGCCTTCCAGGTATGTGGTTTCAGCTAACCAAAGAGGGTTTGAGGTACGTTTTGGACAATTATCCTCGTCTGCCTAGCCATGAAGAGGTAGGTGATTATCCATTTCTGCGTCATTACTCGGGCAGCCCTTGCCATCAGCCGTATTCAGAGTAGATTAGTCTCGGGGAGATGTGTCTATGGAGCCACCCAAGACAGTTACAACATTCATGGAAGACGGTTGTGTCTCTGTGACTGTTGGTCATTTGACTGGGGTGGTTTCTAGCGCTCACCTCGTGGAGCCCAAAGAAAATCAGCTCCGTCAAAGGTGGCTGGAAGAAAAAGCCATTCATGACGACTGAAGCTGATCCGCAGAACATTTTGGCTTCACTGCGCCGATGGCAGTTGGAGCAAGACAACACAGGCCGATTCCGTGTTTACAGGGATCAACATGGGCAGATTTACCACTCTGTCACCCATATCCTGAAGAACACCGCCCCTCAATCACAGAAGGATGCTTTGGAGCGTTGGTCACAGCGAGCTGGCAGCGCTTTGGAGCGTGACCTTGCTTGTGACCGTGGCACCGTTGCTCACGAGCATTGTGAATATCTTCTCAAGACAGCCGCGAAACTGGCTCGACAGAGCGCTAACAAGAAGGGTTCATGGAAGGTCTGGGATGATGGATTGGCTCGACCTCCAAAGGCGATCACCAGCTGGGCACTCAAGAAGGCGAAGGAGGGCTCACCGCAAGTGGCGTGGCCAGCCCGTGAGTACGCCAGAGGTTTATCCGACTGGTTGGTGAGCGGAAGCGTAACGGCCATTCATGCAAGCGAATTTTCAGTTAGCAGTGATGAAGGTTTTGCTGGAACGGCTGATGCCCTGATCGACACCCCACTGGGCCTGACAATCTGCGACTTCAAGACCACCAGTCGCGAAGCTGATAAACCAGAGGCGTGGCTGAAAGATCACCAGGACCAACTTGGCGCTTACAGCTTGGCGTTACGAGAACGAGCCGGGATCCGTGTCAATGCTGGAGCGGTAGTGATTGCGAAGCCGAACGGTAATGTGCAGCTGCGAATGCTGAGTGAGCTTGAGATGAGAGGTTGTGAGGCTCGATGGACGGAGCGAAACAACCTCTACAAGGAGATGCTGCTGAGCGGAGAGGTGCTTTAGAAGCCTTTAGCTGGTTTTCTAGCTTTAGAAGCAAATTTTGCTTGATCAAGGTTTTTGCATCTGCCATTCTTCAAGACAGTTTTTTCTTTTTCGGTCTGTGCATTTACTGATGCTTGAAGTTCTTTTTGTTCTTCAGTTATTCGATCATAAAACTCAGAAACACTCCAGCTGATACCAAATACAAGTGAACCACGATCACCTTTGCGATGATTATTTATAATGTCAATAGAGTCATTAATAAGCCTTAGTCGTTTGTGCAAGCTATTTCTTACTTTATTCATCTTTGTAACGCAATCTTCGATCGAGTATTTTGGAACGGACTTGACAGTATAGTCCCAAGTACCATTATCTCTTCTATATTTACGAACAATGCCAACAGAGCTTACTCTTTTGTAAGCATTTTTGTTGTCGGTGGTCATATTTTTAAAGTCTTGATCATCTGGTGATAGCCAAATGTGATCAAATTTTGCACCACCTGGTGTTTTAGCCATGTCTTGCATGGAGCTATCCATATCCCAGGGGATGATGTAGACATTTTTGAGACAAAGCCAAGTTCCCTCAAAGCGTGTGGAGACATACCAGCCGTTAAAGGATACGATTTGATTTTGCCATTTAGCTAAGGCGGCTCTCATGGAAGAAGCGTTAGATGAGATTTACAAAGGGCGTTGTAATGTTGCCGTTAAGGCGAAGGAAATAGGCGTCACAACAGAAGAGCTGAAACGCCTGTTTCGTGTTTATGCGATGCAGCGTCCTATGGACGATGATGCGTGGCGCGGAGACGTGGAATTAGGCTGGCCCTGGACTTGAAACGCACTCTTCCATGGCTCTACGTTCGTAGTACCGCTTTAGGCGCAGGCAATCATTGGCTTGGGCAAAGTTGCCCTGTTGTTCAAAGATGATTGCCCTAGCTGTCTCATAACGGATGGCAGTTGGCAGAAGGTTTGTTGGAACGCGAGAGCCCTCAGGAGAGTACTTGTTGCCATTTAGGATGCTGCTCATGAGTGCATCTCCCTCTTTTGGTTGTAAGCGGCGGTGTGCATTTCATCCAGGGTTACCGGAGGTTCACCACCTGTTTCATCCCAAAGATATTGAGGTGTTGGATCGAAGTCCAGTTCATTTTCAAGTTGTGGAATAATTTCATCCTCTAAGAGCATTTTCATTGAAGTGGTGAGATGTTGATTCATCATGTGGCGTTTGTCTTCGCGTTCAATGATGGCTTTGAGATCTTTGAGGACGTTTTCAACGTGGGTGTACTCGTTAATCATTTGAGGTCAGCAGGGGGTTCGATAGGTTCTTGAAGAAGAATTGCGACGACGCACATAGCAGCAACAACACCGGGCGTTTGATGCAGATGGAACGGAAGCTTTGCTCCGCTGCTAAACACCAGCCCAGAGGAAGTTGCGACGACGACATCATTCAACAATTCATCGTTGGATTTCAAGTCTTCCCAGTTTTCAACAAGGTGCTGGCTAAAAACAAAAGCAGTGCCATAGCGTTTTGCCGCTGCCGTGCCTTCGATAACTTTTCCGTGAACATGGTCTAGATCAATACCAGCCTGTTCAAGTCCAGCTTGGAGAACATTTTTGAACTCCTCGACATTTTCGGAGAGTGTGGTGCGAGTCATGATTTCCAGTCGAGTTCGTCGATTAGTTGTGAAAGTGTTTTCAAGGATTGCAGGCTGTCCAGCTGCATCCGTCCAGGCACCAAGGCTTTGGACAGATGTTCGGCGTCAGTGTTCTGCACAAGGTCTTGCAACTCGTGTTGAACTAGTTTTGAGCAGAACTCAATGCGTTCTATCGGGCTGTGTTCAAGGTGGGTTGATGCCTTGGCTTTTGCTCTGCCCATGATGCAGGAGAGCAGTTGATTGATTGACCTATCGGCCTGTTGTTTCGTGATCATGTGGAACGGTGTGAGACAAACGTCTCAATCTTCTTGAGACAATTTGAGGCCACCCATGCGGGCAAGCCTTTCGTATTCCCGCACAAGGCGAGAGTAATCTTGGACATTGCCTTCGCCATAGGCGTCGATCAGTAGTTGACGAGTCATCCTCATCAATGCGTCACGATCAGCGAAGGATATTGCTGGAACGGGATCAGCCTCTAGTTTGGGATCTTCGGAGTGGCGTTGTATGTCTGCCGTATCAACGTCCCTGTAGGCGGTAGCACGGCTCACACCGTGTTTACGTTGGAGCGTTGCAGCGACATCAGCCTTCCGTAGTCCCATGTCCAGCAGCCGCTTGGCTAGCGCCAGCTGTTCATTGTGTTGTGTGCTGGAACGTTTCATTTCAGCCCCCTGTTCCGCTCACGGGCGTCAGGGATCGAATCCAGGTAGTCCTGCCATTCAGCCTGTTTCCGTCGTTCTTCGATCTCCTCCTCAGATTGAGGGGGCCAATCCTCACCAAGTTCAGATGGCAAGAGATCTTCGATGTCTCCGTGTTGAAGGATTCCCATAGTTGTGATGACTTGTCCGGTGGTTAGGTTGTGAACGGTGCAGTCTGGGTTTGCATCAGCCCAAGCCTGCAACAGTTGTTCAGGCGTCTTCATTAGGCATGTCCGCGAGGTAAGCGAGGCAGGCTTCAACCGCTTCTTTTACGGCTTCAAACTGCACTTCATCGTTCATCTGGCACGCAATGCCAGAGGCCAGATCTTGTGCTTCTGCTGCCTTCTCATCGGTTGTTGCTGTCACCGATAACAGCAGGGCAATGGCTAGGGCTGCTGCGTGTGTTTTGGGCTTGTAGTCTTGGGTCATTGTTGCGGGTGTTGTTGATTGGAACGAAAGGAATTCCTCTCCCCGGATGAACTGGAGTTGATCCTCGAAGCGTTACACCACTACAAGGGTTCATCGGATGGACGGAAGCACGCGGGACGATTGACCTGGCTCCGGGAGAAGTTTGTGCGCTGCCGTGTGGAACGGACGGCGATCATCTCGACAGCTGGTGAATGATCAGCGGATGGCGCGGATCCGGTCGAATAGGTCGTAGATCTCATCACTGGTCAGGAGAACCTTTTTGCCAGTGAAGTCGGTGAACATCAGCGGCACGCCAGCTATCACCGGTTGATTCTCTCCCCACTGCGCTATGGCACAGGTAAGGAACTTTGCTTCGTTGGCAGATAATTTCATGGTCAGACTTGGGTCATTTTTACGGGCAGTTGGACCGGGACATAAACCACACCGCACGTGTCGGCGTTGATGTGTGGTCCCGTCCATTCGTTGTACGTGCAAGGCAGAGCTTTTCGGGCACTGGCTCGAACGTAGTGCCCTGCTGGTACGGATTCAGTCGCAGACTCCTCAGTGACTTCAAATACGTGGCCGGGTTTGACGTGGCGGAAGCGGAAAACTTCCGTGTGGTGGTACGTGGCGGGAACAATAGTCATTGTCAGCAGATAGCGAGGGCTTGGGTCGGATAAACACTCTCGATCGGTGAACCGTTCAGATCCTCCGGTCGGTACACGTACAGGGCGCAACCTCTAGGGTCCGATTGGTGGTAGATCATCAGGCCGAACCGTTGCGCTGTCTTGCGGGCACGATCCAACGCATAATCTTCAAAATTGAATGTAGGGCGGCCTTTCGCCGTGTAACATCCCCACCGATCCTTGCGGTAAAGGTGAGGCTCCCCCGTGTCGTCATCCCATTGGATGCGACCGTTGCACTCATCCTCGCTCCACTTGTGGAGGATCTTTTCGCAGTCGCGTAGTTTGCGCCACGCATAATCTGTCACCCCATAACGGGATCGGATTCTGGTTCGGTTGCTCATTGTTCGGGCTCCTTTTCGTAGGTAAAGCTGCCAATCGTGTTGCCGTTGTTGTCTCGGATCACTTCGATCCATCGTTTGGTTCGGATGCCGCCGACATCACAGGATGCTTCCTTTGTCATCCGCGCTCGTAAGCGCCGCAGAATCCATCCAATCTCTTGGAACGTTTCGCAGTCGGTCTCACCGAACGCCGCGTTGTCGGTCTCGAATTCAAGTTTGAACATTTCAGGGATACGAAACGAAATAATGGGCCACGGCTGTAGGAATGCCAGACAGGTTCAGTCGTCCGTTCTGCTCATCGCAGAAATCCTCGGCATCGTCCGATGACCAGAAGCGGCCAACGTATTGAGCCTCTGATACGTCAACCGACCAGAACCTCACCAGGAACTCCTCCATCATCGCGCCACCATTCGATAAGTTTGAGTGCCCGTGTGTTGTGTTGGTACGTCAGCCAGTGACGACAGGCCAACGTGAAACCCAACACCGATTAACCCGATTGTGAACAGTGCCATGCAGCAATCGTGCAACAGTTTTTCGTGCTTGTAAAACATTGGTTTAGTGTTGTTTGTGGTTGGTTTTCTCTCACATTGCGACCGCGACGGCGTGACGGTGCGATCCGGTGAGAATGTAGGCGACCGCTGGCAGTATTAACCCGGTTTGGCCGCCTGTTCCGTTGGTTCGGTGTCAGGCTGCGGCTTTGGCCTTGTCGATTGACTGGCCAAGCACAAGGAAGGCAGCTGCTAACTTCCGTTGTTTCTCCTCGCAGTCGCCGTCTAGGTAGCGATAACGGATGTAGGAGCAAACTGCGTCCAAGAGATAGTCTTCATCCAAAAAGCGAAGCTCAACGGCGTTGTTCTCGCCTTGGATTGTGATGGAGGATGACACGATGGAGACTTGGCAGCGCTGCCCGTCGTATCGGTCAGTGGTGAACTTGTTCATGGTGTGTTTTGTGTTGTTCGAGAGTAGCTGTCTGCCCCTCTCGACTATTAATATAGAGCATTGAGTGACCCCTGATGCCCCTGATGTGACAGTTTCTGATGTGGTTTTTCATTCTCAATAATGTGGAGTAGTTGATTCTCAATAGCGGGGGTGCTATTGCGAACGCACAGCCTAGCAGCGGTTTTCGGGGAACCTAAACATATATTCGCTGCACAGTTCTTTTGTATTAAAAAAGCCCCCCAGTGATGGGGAGCTTGGGTGACGGGGGTATGGGTCGAGTTTATCGAACTGTCAATCAGGCTTGTCCTGAATTTTGATGGTCAATTCAGGCGCTTGGATATTGACGGTTTCAACGGACTCACCGATGACACGTCCAATGGAGTCGAGCACTTGCGTTGCAGTTTGCAGTTGTCCCTTCTTCAGCGCCTGATGAAACAGCTTGGTCCGCATGTGCTGGAGACGAGCCAGCATATTTTCGCGATCATTTTTCCAGTCTTCATCAACCAACTGTTTTACGGCTGCCCAATCGCGCCAAGCAGTTTTAATTGAGACCTGTTCTTTGTCCGCGTGATCGTAAACAAGTGCCCGAGCGGACAAGCCATCCAACTGACGACGATACAAACGACGAACACGGGCTTCTACAACAGCATCAGGTGATCGTCCGACGGTCATTGCCTTAATTGATTACCTTTCCTCGATACTACCCCTTGCTGGAGCGGTTTGAAGGGGGGTAGGAGTTGAAAACCTCCGTTATTGTGGAGCGCATGGCAGTAAAAGAGCAACCGATTGAGCTTCGCTGGGCGCAAGGCGAAGTTTTCAAGTGCGACAAACGCTTCCGAGTGTTGGTTGCAGGGCGCAGATTCGGCAAATCGTATCTGGCCTGTGTCGAGCTGTTGCGTGGAGCGCTGAACGCACCAGGCGAAACGTTTTTTTATTGCGCTCCAACGTATCGGATGGCGAAAGATATCGCTTGGAGAGCGTTAAAAAAGCTGGTTCCGAAGGTATGGATCCAGAGCAAGAACGAAACCGACCTGCGGATTGAGCTAATTAACGGTTCAACTATTGAATTGAAGGGTACAGAGAACGCGATGGCGTTGAGGGGCCGCAGTTTGAGCGGTGTTGTGCTGGATGAGGCTGCATTTATGGAGCCAGAGGTGTGGTTTGAGGTGATTCGACCCGCTTTAGCGGACAAAGAGGGCTGGGCATTATTTATTTCAACACCTGATGGGACGGCTAGTTGGTTTTACGATCTGTGGTGTTATGTAGAGGAAGATCCAAAGGATTTATGGCGTCGATGGAGTTATACGACGATTGACGGAGGAAATGTCAGCAAGCAGGAGGTCGAAGCAGCCCGCGCTCAGCTTGATTCGCGCACGTTCCGCCAGGAATTCGAAGCGTCGTTCGAGAACCTCACCGGATTGGTCGCCATCAGCTTCTCCGACGACAACATCTCCCCCGACGCGAAGGACATCTCGATCCAGCCGTTGTTGCTAGGCGTTGACTTCAACGTCGATCCCATGTCTGGCATCTGCGCGGTTAAGGATGCGGACACGTTGTACGTGTTTGACGAGATCATGCTGACGGGCGGGGCCACGACTTGGGATTTTGCGGAGGAGGTCACACGTAGATATGGGGTGGATCGTCGTGTTATTGCCTGCCCTGACCCGACGGGCGGAGCCAGAAAAACGAGCGGTGTGGGCGTAACGGACCATGCAATCCTCAGACGCAGCGGCTTCACGGTTCAAAGCCCTAGATCACCGTGGAAGATCCGCGACAAAATCACAGCGGTCAACACGGGCCTAATGGATGCTTCTGGAACGCGCAGAGTCAAGATCCACCCGCGTTGCAAGGAGTTAATCAAGTCGTTGCGGACGT